GAGTCATATTATGGTAAACCATATCATTTTTCACAATTACATCACCGCATGCAACTTATTGCAGAACGATGCGATTACATGATGATTATGAGTAATCAAATGCAATTAGACCCAGTATTGCAAACTGCATGGACTCGCACTAAAAAATTAAATAAACCGGTGGTTATATTAGGTTAAACCATATTTATAATAAAGTTACAAAGGATTAAATGGAGTTACCAAAGTTACAAAAGTTCGACCCGAACAAGCCTAAGAAAAAGAAAATTTTATTGTTAGCTGACGATTTTCGTTTGCCGTCTGGCATTGGCACAATTAGCCGAGAAATAGTTTTTAATACCGTACATCATTATGATTGGGTACAATTAGGAGCAGCTCTACATCATCCCGAACACGGGCAAGGTGTTGATTTATCTGCACATGTTGCACAAGAAACTGGTGTAGCTGATGCGTCTGTTAAAATAATTCCGTGGAGCGGATATGGCGACCGCAATATATTATTTGCAATCATCAATCAAGAAAAACCAGATGCAATATTTCATTTCACTGATCCAAGATATTGGGTTTGGCTTTATGCAATTGAACATGAAATTAAAACAACTTATAATATTCCTATTGTATATTATTCAATCTGGGATGATTTGCCGTATCCGATGTGGAACGCACCATATTATGCAAGTTGCGATTTAATTATGGGTATTAGCAAGCAGTCAGATAACATTCATCGAGAAGTACTTACTCAAAATGGGTTTGATGTCGTAAATTATGATTCAAATGATTCTGTACCGCAAGACGTAAAATGGAATCAAATTATTACAGGATTTGTTCCGCACGGATTGAATCACAATACGTTTAAGCCATTACCGCAAGATGACGCAGCATACAAACGAATGTATGAAAATATCAAAACTAAAAATGATGTTGATTTTGTAGTATTTTGGAATAATCGAAATATACGAAGAAAACAACCAGGTGATTTGATATTAGCATTCAAACATTTTGTAGACAGATTGCCAGAAGCTACACGAAATAAAGTTGCACTTTTAATGCACACGCAAGTTGTAGACGAAAATGGTACAGATTTGCGTGCAATTTATAAAACATTGGCACCTAATTGCAAAATATTATTTTCAGAACAAAAAATGACTCCACAAGAGTTAAATGCATTGTATAATGTTGCAGATGTGGTAGTTAATATTGGTAGCAACGAAGGTTGGGGACTTAGTTCAACTGAAGCAATGTTGTCAGGAACTCCTATCGTTAATAATGTTACCGGTGGATTGCAAGATCAATGTGGTTTTGTAGATGAAAATGATGAATGGATAAGATTTGATGGAGAATTTTCAACAAATCATATGGGTAAATTTAAACATCATGGGATATGGGCTAAACCAGTATTTCCAAGTAACCGATCACTTCAAGGATCGCCTGCTACGCCGTATATCTTTGATGATAGAGTTTGTTTTGAAGATGTAGCTGATGCAATTCGCTATTGGTATGACACTCCAGAATCGCTACGAGAATCGATGGGACAATCAGGAAGAGATTGGTGTTTGAAAAATGGACTTACAGCAGAACAAATGGGTCAAAAAATGATTCATATGATTGATTATTTATTTAACTCTAAACGAGATAGTCGAGCACGATATACATTACATAAAGTTACAACAAAAAAATACGAAAAAACAGGAATAGTATGCGCACAGTAGTTATAGCATCGCCAGTAGCAACACAATCAGGATACGGACATCATGCTCGTGAAATAATTGCTAATTTTATTGAACAACGAGGTAATGAATGGGACATTAAATTGCTTTCATTACCATGGGGTCATACTCCATTTACATATCCGATACCACGAGATTGGAATCAACGCATTATTCCAATGCCAATAACATATCAACCAGATATTTGGGTACAAATAACCGTGCCAAATGAATTTCAAGCAGTTGGTAAATATAATATTGGAGTCACTGCGGCAACAGAAGGTGATATTTGTCCCGCAGAATGGATTGATAAAATTAATGCCATGCAAATGATTATTGTTCCAACTGAATTTACTAAACAAGTATTTGAAAATACATCTAAAAAACATGGAAAAGCTATAACAACAAATATACAAGTTATTCCGGAATATTTTGATGAAACAATTTATACGAATACATTGCCAGGCCAATTAAGTATATTAGATCAAATTGCAGAAACAACTGCATTTTTATCAGTAGGACATTGGTTACAAGGACAACTAGGAGAAGATAGAAAAAATATCAGTGGATTGATTCATTGTTTTTTTGATACATATAAAAATCAAAAAGATACTCCTGCTCTCGTATTAAAAACAAGTGGTGCAACATATTCTGTATTAGATCGATTTGAAATTGAATCAAAAATTTCACAAATACGAGATATGTTTGGAAATGCAAAATTACCAAATGTATATCTTTTGCACGGCGATTTAACAGATGAAGAAATGAATCTTCTTTATAATCATCCAAAAGTAAAAGCAATGGTATCATTTACTAAAGCTGAAGGTTTTGGTCGTCCATTATTAGAATTTTCGACATCTGGGAAACCAATCATTGCTCCACACTATTCAGGACATGTAGATTTCTTGAAAAAAGATTTTATTTGTGCATTACCAGGCGGATTGACTGAAATTCATCCATCGGCACGCAATGAATTTTTAATTGAAGAAGCTAAATGGTTTACTCCGGATTATGCATCTGCAGGTAAAATGATGAAAGATGTTTTGAAAAATTATAAAAAATGGCAAGAATTAGCAAAACGTCAACGTTATTTTGTAAATTCAACTTTTACTAAAACTGCAGTAGCCACAGTATATGAACGAGTATTAAATATAGTAGATGCATCAGTAACATCGATACCAAAACACGTTGAATTGAAGTTACCATCTTTAAAAAAGATTGAAGCATGAAAATAAGTTATGCAATTACGGTTTGCAATGAGTTTATAGAAATTCAACGTTTGATAAATTTTTTACTTCAACATAAACGCATACAAGATGAAATTATTGTTTTGTTTGATGAACAAAATGGAGATATGGAAGTAGAAAATTTTCTGCGATCACATTCGATTAATGGAGAATTTGGATGGCATAAAGGAAAATTTAACAATCATTTTGCCGATTGGAAAAACAAATTAACTAGTTTTTGCAAAGGAGATTATATCTTCCAAATTGATGCCGATGAATATCCAAACGAATTGTTAATTAGTCATTTACCTGATTTATTGGAACTCAATCCAGATAATGATGTATACTTAGTACCGCGCGTAAATACAGTAAAGGGATTAACGCAAGAACATATTGATAAATGGGGTTGGCACGTTATGGAGAATGGTTGGATAAATTGGCCAGATTATCAATGGCGCATATGGAAAAATAAACCAGAGATTAAATGGATTAACAAAGTTCATGAAAGATTAGATGGGTTTAAAACATTTGCGCAACTACCGGCTGATACTGAAGCATTATCATTATATCATCCAAAGACAATAGAAAAACAAGAAAAACAAAATAATTTATATTCAAAAATAGGATAAGAACATGATAACAATTGAAAATAAAAAATTATATTTAGTAACGGGCGGCTCTGGGTTTCTAGGTCAACCATTAGTAAAATATATTCTACAACATGGCGGTTTAGTTCGAGTTATTAGTAGAGATGAAGGGAAATTAATTGAACTCAAAGAAAAATACCCATCGGTTGAAATATATACTGGTGACATTTCTGATTCATTTGAAGTACGACAAGCAATGTTAAATGTAACCGGAGTATTTCATTTAGCTGCATCAAAACACGTCGGATTAGCAGAAAAATTTGTTAGAGAAAATATTAAGACTAATGTTATTGGTTCATTGAACATTTTAGAACATTCATTAAACCACGATACATTAAAATTTGTTTTATCTGTTTCAACAGACAAAGCTGCACAAGTTGCTGGAGTATATGGTGCTACTAAATTTTTAATGGAACGTTCAATTAAACAATATGAAGAACTTAATCCTAATGTAATGTATCGAACAGTGCGATATGGCAATGTTTTATATTCAACGGGATCGGTACTTTGCAAATGGAAAGATTTGATTACTGCAGGAAAGGAAGTTGTTGTCACAGCACCCGAAGCAACTAGATTCTTTTGGTCAGTAGACGATGCAATACAACTTATTATAGATTGTATGTCAAATTCAACAAATTCGACTCCATATTGTCCATTAATGAAATCAATGCGCATCGATGATTTATTACAAGCAATGATTCAAAAATATAGTAATGGTCAACACATTCCAGTTAAAATAATTGGTTTACAGCCTGGCGAAAATATGCACGAAAAAGTTTTAGAACAAGGTCCATATTCAAATGAGGTAGAATATTTTACAATTGAAGAAATACTTCCGATGATTTAATTTAAAAGGTATATATGAAACAATTTACAGGGGCATGGTTGCCATTAGAATCAATTGGGAATACGTTTTTACATGAATGTGTTAAAATAGTAGAATCTCCAGAATTGTTTAATACATTTAAACAAAATCAAATATTTCGTCAAGTAATTGGAAATGATGTATTATCAAAAACAATATCAGATATTTTATATAAAAACATAGAAACAGATTCGAGTATTTTAGATAAGATATCAACATATAAAACTAATGATATTCATGGTAATCCGAATTTATATAACTATCCATTAACGGGAGATATATCACCTGGCACTTTATATTTTCTTAATATCTTACAAAGTTTAAAAAATCAGTTTGGTGATATATCAAATTATGATATAATCGAAATTGGTTCGGGCTACGGCGGACAGGCTAAAATAATTTTAGACTCTGGCGTAAAATCATATTCAATGATAGACGTAATGCCTACTTTAAATTTATGTAAAAAATATTTATCGCCATTTGGATATGAAAATACTAATTTTTATGATATTAATACAATTCCATCTAATACATATGATTTAGTTATTTCAAATTGGTGTTTAAGTGAGTTTGATGAAACAGGCATTTTAAATTATATAGAATCAGTAATACGTTTTTGTAAAAATGGATATTTTTTAATGAATATATGGGATTCTAGAAAAGATTTTTTATTAAAAAATTTAAAACCATATTTTAATACAATCGAAGAGTATCCAGAATACCCCAAAACGCATAGTAATAATAATTGGTTGTTAGTTATTAAAAAATAATGAAAATATTAATTTTAGGACATAAAGGGATGTTAGGTAATGCAGTACATCGTTATCTACAACAATATTATACTATTGATACCATTGATTTAAAATGGCCATCTAACGAATTTATCGAATACATAAAAACATATGATGGCGATTACATTATCAATTGTATTGGAGCAATCCCACAAAAAACATCAGACTTTGGAATCAATTCAATATTGCCAGTATTTCTAGATTTAAACAGTAATTGTAAAATTATACATCCAGCAACTGATTGTGAATCTGATAATTCATTGTATGGGATATCAAAACGAATTGCAACAGATTGGTTACAGAGTTTTGGTAAAAATACACATATATTCAAAACATCAATCGTTGGAATTGAATTAAATTCTGCAGATAGTTTGTTATGTTGGTTTTTAAAACAAAAACAAGTTAATGGTTATACCAAAGCTATGTGGAATGGAATTACAACATTAGAATGGGCCAAACAATGTAAAAATTTAATTGACCAACAACATGCAAATCAATATACCGTATTTTGTACCAATTGCATTTCAAAGTTTGATTTATTATGCATTTTCAAACAAGTATTTGAACATGATATTGAAATTATGGCAATTGATAATTTAGGTACAAATAAATGTTTAGTAGGCGATGTTAAATTATCAAATATTGAACAACAATTAAAAGAATTAAAGGAATTTTATGGAAGATAAATTATCCGTAATAATTGGGTCATGTGATTCATATCAACCACTATGGAAAAATTTTGATATCTTGTTTAAACGATATTGGAATTTGAATACTAAAAATTTATTTATAAGCGAAACAGATCCAATTACATATGATGGTTATGAAAACATATTACCTGGATTAAATTTACCATGGGGTCATCGCATTGGATGTGCGTTAGAAAAAGTTACTACACCATATGTTTGTTTCATTCTTGAAGATTACTATTTTACGGAATCAATTACATCAGATTTCATTCAAGAACATATTGATATATTAGAACAACATGGTGCGGATAAAATTATGTTTGATAAATTATATCCTGCAGGAGTATATGAATTAAAACATATCATATCTGATTTATATCAATTTGAAAATCATAGTCAATATTTGAATTCAATTCAGCCAGCAATATGGCGTACTGAATATCTAAAACATGTTTTAAAACCAGAATATAGTCCATGGCAATTTGAATTAGATGGAAACGTATTTACACAAACATTAAGTCCAAAAATTCTTTTGAAAGCTCGCGAAAATTCAGTATATTTTAATTATGCTAGAGTTGGTGGGCGAGTATCCGAAGGTTGGCAAGAAGTATTTATTAAAGAAGGATTAACAAATGAGTAATACTCAAGTTCATTATCGAGAAATTATCAATTTCTTTATTCAACGATTTAATTATCAAAGTTATTTAGAATTAGGTGTACGAGATTTAACTAATACATTTAATCATATCAATTGTGCAAACAAAGAAGGAGTAGATTGTAATCCAGAATCTAGTCCAACACATTGTATGTTTACTGATGAGTTTTTTAAAACCGTAGGACGCGATAAAACATGGGACATTATTTTTATTGATGCATCTCATGAAAAAAATCAGGTTTTGCGAGATTTTGAAAATTCATTAAGTAGACTCAATGAAAATGGTATTATCATCATGGATGATATTAATCCTACAGAACCATTCTTATTAAGTCCCGTATATTGTGATAATGCGTGGGAGGCATTTGCCGAATTAGGCAAAAGAACAGATTTAGAAATGCATGCAATTATGCCATCATATGCTGGTTATGTACGACGCGGAACTCAAAAAGGGCATTCATTGGATATACAGCCCACATATGAATTTTTAGATACACATCGCAATGAAATTACCAGACCATTGGAATGGGAACAGATAATGAAAAAGTTTTTATGAAAATAGCAGTATTTGATACGAATAATCATCCTACTCCTATTTTTAAAGAATGGGGCTACGGATTTTTAGATTTAGGACATGAAGTTGATTTTTATCCAACTGAACAGCATTCTATACGTACTGCAACAAATCATATGTATGATTTAATTGTATATGTTGGAGGAATGGATTTGCGAGATTTTGAATTTGTAAAAAATCATAATCCAAATGTAAAAATTGTTTGTTCAACGGATTGTATTCAACCATTTCATCAACAGTTTATAGGATTAATTGATTTTTTTATTACTACACAACATCAATGTCCCGAATTAATTAAACAATTTGGTGATATTGGATTTAAAATGTATCACGTGCCCTTAGCTGGAAATAATCATCTATTTCAGCCCGTTAATTGTGATAAACAATATGATGCATGTTTTATTGGAACATTGGCACATGGGTACCGAGAAGAAGATAAATATTTGTATCCATATGTAGAAAAATATAATTTTTACTTAGCAGGAATGACATATAAAAATTACGGAATTCCATTTTTACCATATGATCAATCAAATATGATTAGAAATCAAAGTAAAATTAATATTAACTTTCATTATGATTATCAAAGAGACAACGAAGGACTTCCGGCTGATAGAGTTGATTTAAATCAAAGCGTATACAATATTGCACTATCCGGAGCATTTCAATTATGTGATCATCCATTAGTTTCAGAATTATTCGATGGCAGCATTGTAACTGCAAATTGGAACGAATGGCCAGAATTATTTGATTACTATTTGAATAATGAAACTGAAAGAGTCAAATTGGCAACTAAATCATATGAAATTGCAATTGAACATCACACATGGAAAGCTCGAATGCGAGAATTTTTACAAATATTAAATACACATAGATAATGTATACACGTTTAATTATTGCTCCGCATATTGATGATGAAATATTAGGATGTTTTAGTGCAATTGATGAAAACTGTTTTATTTTGTATTGCGGATGCGATGAAAGTAAAATTAATTTCAATTGGGTAAAACAACGTCCCAAATTACAAGAACGATTAGATGAATTGAAATCTGTACAAAATAAACTACAATTTTCATATGAAATTTTGAATAATGAAGTTAATGCATATACAATTCAAAATCTAATTCCAGAATTTGAACGTATCGTTAATCAAATTAAACCGGATGAAATATATATACCAGTTCCATCATACAATCAAGATCATCGCATAGTATATGAAGCCGCATTAACTGCATTAAGACCGCACGATGTAAACTTCTTTGTAAAACGGGTATTTGTATATGAACAAATTCAAGATTTGTGGAATCATAATTATCATACATTTAATCCTATATATTTTAGGAAATTAAATATAGATGAAAAAATTAATTCATATCATTTAATGAAATCTCAAGTTAGAGCATTTCGGAGTGCTGATATGATACGTAACTTAGCAGCAATTCGTGGTATTCAATCGAATGTTGAGTTTGCAGAAGGTTTTGAGGTATTAAGATGGATAGAATAAAAATTTTATATTGTTCATATCGTAATTGGGCAAAAGACATATTAATATATACTGAATTTTTTATCAGTGATACATATACTGATTTAGATGTTGAATTAGTACACGTGCAATCAACAGAAGAACTATTATCAATTGATTTGTCAAAATTTGATATGTTATTTTTCATCGGATGGAGTGAAATAGTTCCAGATCATATTATCAATGAAAAAATATGTATATGTTTGCACCCATCGCCGCTACCTAAATATCGAGGAGGTAGTCCAATTCAGAATCAAATAATCAATGGCGATTATGATAGTGCAATAACATTTTTCGTAATGGATTCTGGATTAGATACGGGAGATATAATTTATCAAGTACCATTGGACTTATCAGGCGAGTTGTCAGAAATTTTTTCTAAAATTGTAAATTTATCATATCCCGTTATTGCAAAAATTATTTTCGAATTCAATGCCAATAAAGATATACCTAGAACGCCACAAAATCACGAATTGGCAACGTTGTGTAAACGTAGAACAAAAATGATGAGTGAAATACAAATACAAGATTTTAGCAATTACACAGCAACACAACTTTACGATAAAATTAGATCTTTACAAGATCCATATCCTAATGCATTCGTACGATGCAAAGATGATACTATATTATTTTTAATAGGAGCGAGAATATGAATGTAACGGCATTGGCAATTAATTTACCACATCGTACGGATAGATATGAACATGTTACGAATGAAGTAAAAAAATTAACACTTAATTCATTTGAAATTGTAGAAGGCATTATCGACGAAACAAAAACATGTTTTCAATCACAAAAAAAATGTATACGAATTGCAAAAGAAAAAAATTTGCCGTATGTATTGGTATTAGAAGATGATGTAATTTTTACGGACAATTCACAACAACAATTTGAAGATTCATTCAATGTAGTTAATTCATTGCAATGGGATATGTTTTTTCTTGGAGCAAATCTACAAAAACCAACTGAACAAATTACAAACAATGTATTAAAAATCAACGGAGCATATGCAGCACACGCATATATGGTTCACGAACGGTTTTATGATACAATATTAAATTTACCACATACTTGTGAAATGGATGTACATTATCACAATTTAATGGCAGAACATAATGTATACATGTGCGATCCAATGATTGCATATCAACTACCATCTCATTCTGATTTACAAAACGGATATCGAGATTACAATGAAGCAATGTTTAATAATTATTTAAGATACAAACCATGAAAATTTTATTAGGATGTTTAAATGCTAATGGCTTAGGCGGAAGCGAATTATATCATTACGAATTAGCTCGAGAATTAGATGCATTAGGACACGATGTCACATTATTCACATTGCGAGAAATTGATTGGATGGATGAAGTACGATTAAAACTTCAACATGTTCGACAATTAGATACAACAAATTTGGATATTACAGAAAATTATGATATAATAGTAGCAAGTCAACCGCAAGTCAATTTGTTTATGTTGGAACATTTTAAAAATATTCCTATAATTAGTATCATACATTCAGAAATTAGATCTGAAGATCCCATATTAGATTCTAGAATATCACATTATGTTGCAATACGAAAACCAATTGCAGATATGCTTATCAATGAATACAATATACCATCATCCAAAGTTTCATTAATATACAATCCAATTGATAGAACTAGATTTAATTCCAATGAGGCGTCAAAATTAGAACGATATTCAGGAATTTTTGTTGGAGAAGTTTTGGATTCAATACGGTTTCAAGCAGTTCAACATCTAGTTCAACAATGCATCGAAAATGATTGGGACTTATACCTAATGAGTGAAAGTAGATATAATTTTAATCATCCAAACATTAAATATGTAGACAAACGATGGGATACTGAAAACATAGTACAGATGATGCATTTTACTGCAGGAATTTTATTAGGCAGTACAACGTTGGAAGGTTGGTGCTGCGATGTTCCTGGATATATGTATATTATTGACATATATGGGAATGTACAATCGATTGAAGCTTCTGCACCAGATTATATCAAAGAAAAATGTGATAGTAGATATGTAGCACAACAACATGAACAATTATATAAAAGTATATATGAAAAATAATATTTCGCTGTTAGTAGGTTTAAAAAACAATTTAGATTACAATAAACATTTTTATGAAACAACTAGAGAATTATATCCGGATGTAGAATTGTGTTTTGTAAGTTATAGTTCAACTGATGGAACTCACGAATGGTTAGACACATTATCAGATAATAACTTAAAGTATTTTTATTCCGTTGAAAACAAAACGTTTTCTGATACATTTAATAAGGCAGCAGAATTAGCTACGCGCGACTACGTAGCATATTTACATAATGATATTGTATTAGCTCCTGGATTTATTGAAAATTTAGAAAAACACGTAGATACCAACAATGTGGTTGCGTATACCACAATAGAACCGCCTATATTCGCAGGACATGAACGCCCAGGTAAACTAATACATGATTTGGGTACATCTTTAGAGACGTTTGATAAAGGGGCGTTATACGAGTTTGTTAGAACAAATAAATCTAAATATGAAAACAAAACTGAATCTGGTATTACGTTTTTTATGTGTATGCCTCGCATCAAGTTATTAGAAATTGGCGGTATGGATAATTTATTCAATCCAATGTTTTGTGAAGATGATGATTTGATTCGTCGATGGAATTTATTGGGAATGAATTGTTTTACTGCATTAGATGCAATTTGTTATCATTTTGTTAGTAAAACATCTAGATTTTCAGAAGAATATCAAACTCGAACACAGCAAATTGAATTGAATTCAAATAGAAATTTCATTAGAAAATGGGGTATGCGATTATCGGCACCGAAATATAATATTGGAATACGTATTGAAAATTGTACGGCACACTTATTAGAATTATTAGAACCGTTTGGCGAACAAATATACTCAGATGCAGAGTGGATGAAATATGTTACATTAGAACAACCTAATACAAAATTTGATTTACGTAAACGTTGCCATTCATTAACTGAGTTGGATAGATATGATTATAATGATATCGTTGTAGAAATTGATGGAAATGCATTTACTCAACAAGATTTTGATGTTATACAAAATTTATCAGCAATAGTACAAGATTCTGGAGAACCTGGCACCTTTACAATAGGTAATTTAAAAATTACAATTGTTTCTATGGAAACATATGAAAAAGATCTAGTTGTTTGTAAAAAATAAATTTTCTCATTGATTTGTTTGTTTTGTTATATTTATACGAAAGTAATAATTTAACGGGAGATATAATGGGCGGATTCAAACAAATCTTTAAAGATTCGAATGATTACAATGAAAAAACCATTATTGGATTTATGTCATTTGCAGTTATGACACTTGCAATGGTTGTAGATTTAATAACGGGATATTTTGGCAATGAATTAAAATTAAATGAATACATTTACAATTCATTTGTTATTGTAACATTGGGAAGTTTAGGAATTGCGGGTTTAGAAAAGTTTGCAGGAAAAAAATCAAATAACGAAAACAACGAAGAAATATAAAGGTTAACAATGTCTTATACAAGAGAACAAATTGAAGCTACCGTAAAAGCTAAAGGATATGTTTGGTTTGAAGGTGCAAAAAATTATGATGTGAATATTGTAGGAGTACGAAATTCTGCAACAGGTGATAAAGTTACTAACGTGTTTGATGATATCATGACAGTATCATATAAAGTTGATGGCGAATGGAAATTTCATTCATGGCCATGTACAACTGATCCAGGTAAGAAAGGTGTTCAGCAATATCACAATGCAAAAGGCGTTGCTCGATTAGTTGAAGGTCAATACAGAGGTTCACACGGAATTGGTTTGCATCAAGGTAAGTATGAAGCATTAAAACAATATAAATCAGTAAAAGTATTTCGTGATGCAGATCGCAACATGACATACGCTGAAAACAAAGTGGATGAAGGTGTTTTTGGAATCAACATTCACAAAGCGGGTGCAGATTCAACATATGTTGAAAATTGGTCTGAAGGTTGTCAAGTATTTAAACGAGTTAAAGATTTTGAAGAATTTATGACAATTTGTCGTAAAGCCAGAGACATCCATGGAAATTCTTTTACTTATACATTGATTGAATCTGCGGACGTTAAATAATGAAAACAACAACATTATCGGCGATAATATATTCGGCAAGTACATTGATGGCATTCATTTGTACATATTTCTTCAACTTGGCAATGTCAAATTCAGATCAGTATTTGGCATTGGTTGCAGTAGTAATGACAGATGGGTTCTTTGGAGTAATTGCTGGTACTAAAAATGAAGGCTTCAAAACATTTAAAGCTCTTAAAGTTTTGAGAACATTAGTAGTATGGATTATGTTTTTAACGGTATTGTTAGTTATCGAAAAAGGTTTTCCAGGTACGGGATGGTTGAGCGAAACCATTTTATTGCCATTCATAATATTTCAACTTGTTAGTGCATTAAAGAATGCATCAATGTTGGGATTGATTGAAGGAAAAGTTTTATTAGAAATTTTAGATAAAATTGATTTACATAAAGGTTTACGAAATAAAGGTTAAATATGAGTTTAGATACATCAAAAATTAAACAAGTTCCATTGCCAGAGTCGCAATATATTAAAGAAGCAACAGAAAAGAAACAAATCGTATTGCATCACACGGCAGGTAATTCTTCAGGGCCAGGCACAATTAAAATGTGGGCCAATGATGATAGAGGACGAATTGCAACTTGCGTTACTATATCTGGTAAAGGCGTATCAAAAGATACATACGACGGAGAAATTTGTCAAGCTTTTTCTTCAAAATATTGGGCTCATCATTTAGGAATTAAGCCAGATGTTTTTAAGGCTAAAGGTCTTCCTTATCAAAGATTAGACAAGACAACTATAGGTATTGAGATATGTAGCTGGGGTCCTTTAACCAAAACTAATGATAAGTTTTATAACTACGTAAACAGAGAAATTCCTGCAGATCAAGTGACGGAATTAGAAACGCCATATAAAGGACATAAATATTATCATGCGTATACAGATGCACAAATTGAATCTGTTAAACAATTATTGTTACATTGGCGAGACACTTACGGCATTGACTTAACATACCGAGAAGAAGATATGTGGTCAGTATCAACACGAGCTTTGAAAGGAGAAGTAGGTGTGTATACGCACAATTCATATCGTAAGGATAAATCGGATATATATCCTTGTCCTCGTATGATTGCAATGCTGAAAACATTGTAATGCGCAATGCATTATCGGGCATATCATTAAAATCAA